GGGGTTTCCTCATCTCCTGGGGAAGAGCCAGGTATCATACTTTAGACCACACTCATTGCTTCTCCCGTTAGGGAGGTTTCAGGAACATGTCATGGCTGATCTTTGCCCAATTTTGAATGGACATGCCTAAGACCTTGTTCAGCATCCGTACCACTTCTTTGGGAATACGCACCGTATCTGGAACGGGGTAGCCTGATTGATAGAACTCCATGAATCTACAAAACCTGTAGTCGTGTTTGGCGCCTGCCATCCACATTCCATAGAGTCGGCCGAAAGAAGTAGCTAGATCTTTGATTTCTCGCTCAGGACACAAGGCCATTTCGAACCATTCATGGGTGGGGCGGGTTCGATAACCACCAACGTACTTGTATCCTAGAAGCTTAAAGTCTCCAGGATCACCGGAGTCATCGCACTTACTTGGATGCATTGTCACATTCAAGTATTTGTCGAGATCTTTCGCCGCCTGGTCAAGGTCGAAACGATCGGTAAAGAAACCGCTGTCGTCACCTAAGACACAGATATGTGCGACGGCTGCCCCTTGCATTAACGCAACGAACTCAACATAAACGTGGTTTACGATAGAGTCGATAAGCTGAGTAAAAGCAGTCCCAGAGGGCACACCATGTGTAGTAATGAACTTTCGACCATCTGGCATCAAGATGGGAGTATTGATAAAGTAGTGTGCAATTGCCTCTTTGAAGACCTTCATCTTACGCTCTTCGTACTCCTTGTGCTGTCGCTTCTTTCGTTCTGGTATTGAGCGATCATTCATGATCTTTGGATCCGAAGGGTCGATGTTCTCGAACGCAACGTCAAACGCGAATCGTATTAGGTCTGACGAAACCGTTGAATCGAACGAGGAGATGTCCATGCCAATAATCCGACTCCAAGTTCTTTTCCGGCGAAACCAGTCGTGCACCATGATGTCCGGATCGTTACCGTAGAGCATCGGTTGACAGGGTCGTTTTGCGTACTCGGCATACAGTGGAAAAGCATACCGACCTTCGAGAACGAGTAATTCGCCTGGGTACAACCAGACAAGACGGGTTTTCCAGTTCCCGACCGTTGACATCCCACCACGTTGGGCGGCTAAACACGGCGGAAAACGCGCCTTATGAGGCTGAAAAGTGCCTGATTT